AATAACACCAAATCCTGCACTACCTCTACCATTTGCTATAAGAGTTTCAAAGTCATTAATAGTTTTTATGTAATTTGAAGCTTCACTTCCAGTTGTATCAAAAAATAATCCACTTCCTACACTTGAGATTCTTGTATGCCCTGCTACTTCAAGCTTCATTGAAGGATCTGTGACTCCAATTCCAACCCTTCCTTGATAATCTACTCTCATTCTTTCTGCTAAAGATACACCTGCATCTCCACTACCTGTGTCTGCATTATTAGTATAAACTACAAATGCACCACTACCTTCTTTTTCTAATGAATTAGCATCTGCATTTTGTCCTACCTCAGCACCAATTCTTACTTGTGGTGTTTCATTAGAATTACTATCAAGTAAAGCAAAGTCTATAAATGTTTTTTGCTGAGATAAATCACCACCCACATCATTAGTTAGCTTTAGTAATGTAGTTCCTGTTGTGCCAGTAGTTGATGTCTCTTTTGATATATGTAATAAAGTTCCATCAAAAGTAAGTGCTGATTCAGTAGTTACATTTACAGATCCACCACCACCTGTGCTATTATATGTCAATACACCATTAGCAGTAGTTCCTGATACATTAGGTACATTTACTGGTGCATCTGCTATTTTTAAATTATTAGAATCATTAACATCTATGATAAGCATTTTATCACCAGATTCTACTGCTGTTAATGTACTTGAGTTATAATCAAAGAATGATACATTACTTCCTTCTGCTGTAAGAATATATTTTTCTGATCCTATGCCAGTAGGAAATGTATAAGCATTATTAAATGTTATTGCACCTGAAGCATTAATCATTAATCTTGAAGTTCCACCATCTTGAAAATCATAAGCATTGGTAGCATTATTCTCTACATTGAAAACTGCATAATTAGTTCCTGCACCCATTTCAAGATAAGTAGAATCTCCACTTCTTCCCATTCTTAATTGTGAAGCACCACTTCCATTGGCTAAGTGTAAAGTTTCTGCAGGTGATGTAGTTCCTATACCTACACGAGCAGTAGCACCATCTATTGTCATAGCAGTAGTAGTTACTCCACCATCGTTTACTTGTAATAATATATCAGCATCAG